CCATCGAAATCGTAATCAAAAATCTTTCCCGAATAAAAATGGATATTACCTGGGATGAAAACATTGTCAAAACCTCGTTCTTCGGCCGTTTGCTCATCCATCTCTTCGGTTTCACTACCTGTCTTTTGATAGATTCTGACACCCGAACCGACGACACGCTCAAGACGGATATTGAAGTTTCCGTTAACCACTACCTCGGCGGCATAGAGGTCTTGATCTCCTATCTTTGTAAATTGCAAATCTGCCATAATTGCCCCTCCTGAATATTAATCGATAATTTCTATTGTTATGTCCTCACCCTTTCTTTGGGCATCTTCAATTAAAACATTCAAACGGTCTGACGTATAACGGGATTCTGTGAGACGGCCGACTTCCGTATTTTTCCCAACCAGAATACAACCGGCGCTATCAGCAGCGGTATTTCCCGGATGAATCAATATACCATCAAAATACGGGACATTGAGTAAACGCGGAAGATTACGTCCAAACTTGGGAGACCAATTATAAATGACCTTATATGTTCCTGCTGGAATGGCTGTTTCACCTGGAATTTTCTCTTCTGACGGTAAATCACGTACTTTGTCTTCCAGTGTATTGGAAAACATTTTATCATTGACATACAAACGACCGACAGTGTATCTTTCTTTCTTCCAAAGTCTTTCTACTCTTAATTTCATATCATTATTCCTCCTATAAAATCAATGTTAATACTACAACCTGAATCACCTGTCCGATAAGACCGCCTATCAATGTGGCGGCAATATCAAGCCAGTCCCAGTCTCCTCCCCATGCTTTATCCTTAAACTCCATGCCCGCAGCCAATCCCGCAACAAACAGGATGGTAAATAACGCACCTGCAGGGATGGCATAAAGCAGGTGCTTGGGACGGTTACTTTCATTTATCCAACTCATGTACATCTCCTTTCTCGATTATATCCTTCACATCTTCCTTGTCAACCTTAAACACCTTCTTCCCAAATACGCCCAATGCACCGATAAGATTGATATTAATTCCTTTAGGTTTAAGTATATTACCGACTATTGAACATCCTTCTATGAAACATACCAATAAACAGGAATAGACATCTATAGGATATTCACTATGGCTCGCCACGGTAATCATACAGACCATACACACAAAAGCAAAATAAGTCACCATCTTTCCCATAGTCGCACGGATTGCACGGGAGAATCTTACCTTTTCGCCCATTAGCATACTCTTCCGCATTCCAAAGGCAAGGTCACAAAGGATTACCGCACATGAGACAATCAGCCAGGGAATCATGTTTTGTAATGATTCGACAACAAAGGCACTCGCGATTGTTGCAAATCCACCCGTTGTGGTATGTACTATTGCCTCTTTCATACGACACAAGTCAAATAAACGGTTAACAACGAAGTCACTTCTATCCAAAACATCGGCTTCTGTTTGATGAAGTCGGAGATAAAATTGCCTGTCCAGTACTTCTTCATGGAAATAACCATGTATGCGATGAATCCGCCCCACAACAGAAGCCAGTACCAAGAATTACAACCAACCCATATTTGAGAGAAGATTAAAGCAATACAGGCGCCGACTATATGCGGTGTCTTGTCCTCAACCTTGAAGTTGGGAGACACACCTAACACTATCATCCCAATGAAAGCAATGAATACAAGGAAACGGCTGTTCTCCGTACTTGCTTCAAATGCACTCGGAAGAAGTAAAAGACTGGAACCAATCGTACACAACCCAAACCAAAACTTGTGGGTCAACGCATAGTAGGTATCGCTGATGGAATAAGGGATTCCACCACCTTTTTTAATCATGGCAAAGACATAACCTGCAATAAGAACGAATGACAATAATACTAATAGAATCATAGTTTTATCTGTTTATAGTTTATATTTTAGAAAGAAGCTCGTTGATAGTTAGTTGAACGTATGCAACAAAATTTGTACTAACGTACTTTCTAATACATTCCGCCTGCTCCCTTGATACTTCTATTTCTCCATTTTTATAGATGTTTTGTGCTAAATCCAATTCTCCAAGGTCAGTCGTTTTCTGATAAATTACGTTTCCTAATATCTTTGAAATGTCGATAGTACTATTATTTCCCTCGATATCCTTTACCTGAATGTTTCTAAAATCAATTTTCATTATATATGTTTTTTAAGTTAAATTTGATTTGCCCATAAATAGAAATTGTCACCTACTATTATCATGTCCCATGCAAAATTGCCATCGTTATTTCCATATCTGACTCTGAATGAAAATTCATTAGCATTCTTCCATCTAAGAGAAGCGCCGCACCATGTATCCCATTTATCTTCTCTGGGTATAACCATAACATAATAATCATCGGTATTTAAATTGTGTGTTATAATCCATCTTCCAGTGCCTTCTCTTCTGGCTGATAATGGTGCTCCTTGTGCCCAATAGGAGAAATCTGTACCATTTGAACGCCCGGCAGCTACTACGCCAGGAGCATTCCAGCGTTCACCGCGACGACATCCGAAAATATGTGTCCCGAAACTTTTTATAGCAGTCCCTGATCCACTTTGAGCAGTAATATCTAATGCAACACTAGTCGGAGAACCTGTATAAAGGCGGATGCCGTTGCCTCCATCATTACGGATCGACAATAATGCATCTCCTGCTCTGTTTAACTCCAGAAACTTTGTACCAGATATGTTAAGAGAGATATTAGCATTAGTTTGCCCTGAAATCTCCAACCCTGTTTTACTTACGTTCCATTCCCCAATCTTCGCTCCCGCAGTAACCACTAGATTCTCTGTATTGATATTCTTTGCATCAATCATCGGAACACCGTCGACCTCTTTAAATAGAGCTATATCTTTACCTGTGTTAGTGCGGATTAGAGTACTATTAGCAGTCAATATCAATTGACCGTTGGCAGTATTTATTCCACCATCAGGAGTCAATTCAAAACCTGTCTGGTTATGCTTGATACCTCCTTCAGTTATCATCCAACCCTCTGTCTTCTCCAGATTACCCACAAATATTCCCGAAGTACCGAGCACATCAATAGTTGCGTTCTGAGCCAAAAGGACGTTGGTAGCTACGTTCACAAATTCACTGAATTCTTCCCACTTCGTTGAATCGAAAGAAGAAGTAGATGTATGAGTAATCTTACAGAGTTTGTTCTGGCCGTTATAGATTACAGTATCTATAAATGCATCATTATGATAATACTCAGTATTTGGTGCCCATACCCCACGAGGGCGAAGCATAGCACCAGGTAGGCCTGTTTGTCCTTGGCTCCCAGTAATACAAACCGGATCGCTTTCCCATGTAGAATTATCCGTATAAGTGACCTTGGTCTTAGACCATAAGTATTTGCCGTTTTGCCACGTGGGAGAAGTGCTAGACCAAGAACCACCAACCAAGGAACTGGAAGAAGTCGAAAGGTAGTATAAGACATCAACAGCACTTATCCCTACGCCATCGTTCCCGCTAGGCCCCTTTCCGCCTGTCACACATACGGGGTTAGTTTCCGTATAAGAATTGTCTGTATAAGTTATAATGGAACGTGTCCAGATATATTTACCGTCCTTCCATGCCGGAACTGTAGTAGACCATGAACCACCCGTAGTGGTACTATATGATGTAGACAAATAGTATTGCTCGGAAACACTCTTAACGCCAATTCCCGTAGCCCCCTTACCACCCGTAACACATATCGGATCGGTTGTCGTTGATGCGCTATCTGTATATGTTATTACTGACCTAGTCCAAATATATTTGCCGTTTTGCCACGTGGGAGAAGTGCTAGACCAAGAACCACCAACCAAGGAATTAGAAGAAGTAGATAGATAATATTCTTCGACAATGCTTGAGACTCCCCTACCATTATCTCCAGTACTACCTTTACCCCCGGTGATACAAGCGGGATTGGTTTCAATAGACGAACCGTCTGTATAGACCACTTTGGTTTTACTCCAAATGTATTTCCCATCTACCCAAGTTGGTGAGTTCGTAGACCATGAACCACCGGAAAGGGAGGTTGAAGAACTGGAAAGATAATAAAGAACATCAACGCTCTGTACACCTTTACCTTCTTTTCCTGCTTCGCCCTTGATTTTAGACCAAGTATAATCGGCAAACACATTGCTATCTGCCTGTACAAAATCTACATATACACCCATGTATACACCGGGAGTCTCACCGTTGTTAGCTGTGAAGCTACTACCATCGTCAGAATATTTAATATGGAGATAGCTGGTTTGCCCGTTCTCTCCATCTATACCAGGTATACGCTGCTCGCCTCTTTCTCCTTGTGCACCCTTAAATCTGGACCATGCATACTTGGAGGGATCATTACTATCCTCCTTAGTAAAGTCTACATAAGTACCGATGAACACATCTGGCGTTTCTGTCATTTGAGAAGCTGTAGGGTTCTGGACGGGAGAATATTTAATATGAAAATATGATGTTAATCCATTTTCTCCATCTTTGCCGGGTATTCCATTCTGTCCGGCTGGCCCTTGCAGGCCTTGTAATCCCTGTGGCCCACGCTCTCCCTGCGGCCCTTGAGGGCCTTCAGGACCGGCTGGCCCTTGTGCTCCCTGTTCTCCTTTGGAAGTATACTTCAGCCAGTCGGTAGAAGAATCTGACGGTTCCTGCGTAGTAGTAGACTCAATACATATCCATGTACTGCCGTTATGAGTCACTTCATCGTAGTACCAGTATGTGCCGGATTTCCATTTACCCTTGAATACCGGAACGGGAGCCTCAGTTACACCGTCACTGGATATCTGCCTGATAGTTCCGGTCATATAGACTCTATTGAGATATGCGCTATGACCGGACATATCAATGCCAAACAGTTTCAGGTTAGATAAGTCGCCTAACTGCATAGCTATCATGTCCTTCGTTATTTCCCAGTTATTAACACCCTTAAGGAAGCGGATATAATTCTGTGTAGAGTAACATGACTTTTGGCGCTCAGCGTTAGTGAAATTACCGTATGCGACAAAATGCATCGCCTTACAAGGATTGAAAGTATATCCACTACGGAGGACGTATTTAAAAGAAGAGTTATCTATCTTTTCTGTAATCCGAAAATACGCAGTTTGGAAACCGGTATCGTTATTGAATACTCCCTTACAGATATCATCAACCTCTACTTGTGATACCTCCCCGGGTTCCAGCTTTAAATGAACGGTCTTGTTCGCTGCATCCACTGATTCAATGATACCACCGCCGGGAGCATTCCATTCTTCACCGTAGACAATAGACACACGGTTATACCGCAACTCCGGTACTTCCAAGAAATCACGCAGCCGCAAAGACTTTGCGTCAATATGGCCTTCGGGAGTAATCAGCCAGCCTAGGAGGTTCTCGGCATAATCTAGAGAAGATATATTTCCTGCAATTGCTGCATTATTGGCTGTAAGTTTGTCAAATACCTCTAGGATATTGGCAGACACCTCTGTTGCAGTAACATCATCTGTTATAATACCTTCCTTCACTATAATGCCTTTCAAAAATGATATTAATCCTAAAGCTCTGTCATTCTTTGTTTTACTAATAGAATAACTAATTATTTCCTGAAGAACTCTCTTTGCGGAGAATACATTTTTATCAGAAGGAAGAGTATTGTCATTTTCTCCAATCACATACACGCTTGTTCCACCTCCTCCGGATGCAGAGCCTGAATAGGTTTGCCCTTTATATGTGAGTGACTCCAGTTTACTCTCTATCTCACCTATACGCGAATATGGAGCTGTTTCACCGACTGTATAGATCGGGTGGTCGTAAGGAATATCCAGCGGCCATTCAAAACCTATGATACGGGATTGTCGTCCTTCTGGGAAATAAGCCTTATTTATCAGGTTGACTTTAGCCCCAACTTCGTATGTACGAATATTGCCCTCATTGCAGATGAAATCAGCGTTCATCTCGCAATCGTAGGTAGACGGGTCAATCATGGATTTCTTTACGTATTCCTTTGCCTTTTTGAGTAGATTCTGTTCCGCTTCTGGTAACATCTGCTCTGAAATAAACGCTGTATCAAATCCGTAAAGGATATAAGTGTCAGATACAACAGGATAAAGAATATCATCCGGAAGATACCGGCCATAATCATCATTTCGTGTTATCTCGAATGTAGTTCCGCTATTACCGCTCTCTTTTAGAGAGATAACAAAATCAAGGCCGGCCAGTTTACCTGTCTGGAAAATTAAATGGGGTTCTTGACCATTCAACACAAAATCTTTCGTAAAGTTTTTTAGTCCATTGTCCTTAAATGTGTAAATAAGGTACTTGTTTCCTGTCTTATTTCCGTCACTGTCTTCCTCCTCCTTTTCATCACTGGTGATAGTGGATACGGAGCCGATATATTTAGGATATTCATCCTCTAATTTAACAATTTCTTCAATAGCTTCTTCTTCCGGCATTTCGACATTATTCGGATTATCATAACGCGAATCTCCGATATAGATACGTTCGCCTGTTGGACTATACCTATAAGCATCTATATAAGGAACATCTTTTGGTAACATAAGACGCTTTTGAACGACACCGTTCAGAGTAAGTTCTTTATCATCTTTACTGAAATAGTTATCAGGAATTTTACCCTTAATGATATTGTTGATAATATATTGGTTACCCATAGAAGCTGTTACCCCTTCCGGCAGACGTATGACATTGGCGTCCTCACCTGTTAGCAAGTCAGGATTATAAACGGCTGAAAAAGTCCTCCCTGAATTTGCTCCGGACAGGAAAGTTACAGAAGTGTTCGCCGATGCGGACAAACATTCAATCTTAACATTATTTTCTCCACTCCTTCCAATTGTATATACTACCGTTTTCTCTGGATGATTCAGAGAAAAGCTAAATGTAAACAAAAACTTACAATTATTAGCCTTTTCAGGAAGAAAGAAATCAGTGTCACTAAAACTAATAGTAAAACTTGAAACTGAATCATTGAAAGCTTTCTCCTGAATATCCAGTACTTTCTCCACCTCTCCTACATAATAGACTAATGATAATTTAGCCTTAAAATTTTCAATGTTTGACGTGAATCGGGTGCTAAAGTATAGTAACATTGAATTGAATGAGATATGGTACTCACTAGCAGGCATGGAAGAAGTAAATACATCCGTCATAACCTTATATTCTTCCTGTGCTCCCACCATTTCTCCCTCTTCAAATATATTCATACTGATAGGAGATATTCCAGCATGAGAAACGGAAGGAAAGAACCTTATGTTTAACGGTCTTGAGGTATCGGATATATCTCTCCCATTAACCTTCTTAACATCAAATATCAAATCTTTCCGGTAAGTAGCAGGGATGTTTCGTGTAGAACCGAAAGCGTAGATACGGTTAGCATAAGTTGTCTGACTATCGCTGCGTGTCATATTATTGACATTCACATTCTCTGTGTCCGTCAAGTCACCAGCTTTGAAATCAACAGGGGAACTGTATTCACAACGCCCGAAACAAATCTTATGATTCTCTATCCACCATTCACATCCCCACGCTTCCGCCATTTGTGTGAGCGCATCTATTAGATTTACATTGTCATACGTGACTAATTTAGCGGAATTTTCTACCGTATCATCAATTTCCCAAATGAAGTCCTTATCCCTGAATTTATAGACAAGATATTTCAAGTTATCAAGAAATATATTCAGGTGAACATCTAAAGTGGCTGTGAGATTCCACCCAGCCTCACGGCCGGTTGTTTCAGGTGTGTAGAAGAATTTCTTATTCTTCCATTTCCAGTAATAAGCGTCAAGGCGGAGTTCGTAGTCATAGCCTCCGGTAGTGGTATTATAGGTAGGTTTATACAGGTCTACTACTTCAAATATTCCCAATTCATTGTCTATGTAGTCCCCTAACTTGAAATAGATAGGACTGGCAAGGGAAAACTTTAGAGTTACATAATCTTCCTGCATCAAAAGGAAGTGTCTTTTCGAACCCCCATTGATAGGAGTCGAAAAGCGAATGTTGCCGGATATGTCTTTGATATCTACTAATTCCATAACACGCCAAAGTTCGGAGATAAAAATCTCAAAACATAAAATCCGGCAACCCTATAAACCACAATTTGCCTATTGTGGCAATTTTACTCTCTATTACCCGGATTCGGCTCGTTTAGCTTTACTGAGATCTTTGAAAACGTCCTTATTGTATTGATTCCAAAAGAAGCGGACCTAATATAATACAAATGATATACTTCTTCGCCTAACGCTGGGATCTTGACAGTAAATTCCCCCTTTGTTATCTCATTCAGAAATGCTTTATACTTGGTGATGTAATCAGATGGAGAACTCCCTTGTAGGGTAAAGGTTAGTGTTATATCCCGTTCGTCGATCTTCCGATTGGCTATAATTATTTTCTTTCCGTCCTGTAAACGGGATTTATTCTCTATTACCTCTTTCATTGGAAGCGGGGCGTAGATAGCTTCAATGAACCCGTCTCCCATTCTCACGCCCCACGTCGCAAAAGCGTCTTTATTGTTAATTAATAAGTCAACCATAGATTATAATTTTGATGTATTACGTTTAACTTCTGCAATATCTGTCTCAATATTCTTCAATGACTTGTTCATGCTTGTTGTATCATCATGAATACCTGTCAACTCTTCATAAGACAGCCTTAACAAATCCCGTGTCTCACTAGCAATATCCTTTATCCCTGTAGTATTGGTAATAATAGGCAGCATATCAGCTCTCAATTCAAGAATAGACATCGTTTGAAGCTGGTTCTGATTCTTAATCTCTTCTCCGGCAATTTGCAAAGCAGTGAAACGTCCGTTAAGTTCGTCTATTGAATCTTGAGAAGCAGTTGCAAAGCCTTTCTTCGACGATTCCTGAGAAGTAGCAGAAGTATCCCACCCAAATGTTTTAAACATTTCTTCTCGATCATGCATCATATCTTCTACAATCTGTTGATACTGTTCTTTGAGGAGGTCTGCTTCGTTTTTGGTAATTTTACTATCACTTCTCGCTGCATCGCTCCATTGCTCATAAAGAGCATTTATACGGCCT